GTGGAAGAATCAATAAGAAACCTGGCGGTATCGTTGAACCGGGTGTTACGCATTATGCGCGAACAGAAGCTGAGATAAAAGCTGATGCTTTCAGGACGGGAGTACCTCGAAAAAAGATTAGCGATTGGACTTCACAACAAAGAGTTAATCTTAAAACTTGGATGAAGAATACAGGTTCTTCTTTGGAGGATTTTAATAAAAAAAAACCTTTTGAAAGATATAATATTAAACGTGGCCATAGTCTTGGCTTTATCCAAGCTCAAGAACCAGAAAAACTAGCTAATATTAAAAAGTGGGAAAAAATCACAGGAAAAAAGTTTGAAGATATAAAAGATAACGACAAGAAATGGAGAGTTAGATCGGGTGTAACTACTGGACTTGGAGAAAGTAAATTCACTGAGGCAGAAAGAGCAGCTAATGTTAAAGCTTGGGAAAAAAATACAGGTTTAAAATTTAAGGATATTAAGGAGCCAGATAAGCGTAGCTCAATTCAAACTGGTAAAACAAAAGGGAGTATGGCATCGCGAGCTTTAAAAGATTCTTTAGAAAGAAGTATCTGGTTAAAAGATTATACCCCTGATAATTTACTAAAAGATCTTAAATCAGGTAAAACTAAAAATCAAATTGCGGAAGAACTTTATACAAACAACCCTGAATATTTTGATGATTTACAAAAAACAAGACCAGTACACCAATCAGTACTAAATAATATTAAGACCGCCGTAGGGGGTAGGATAGGTAAAAAACAAGATTTAAGGAGTTTGAATGAGTTAAATGAAAAGAATCTCTTAGCCAGAGAAAAGATAGCATTAAAAGATGTAAGAAATTTTATTGAGAAAAACCAAGACGCTTATAAAAAAGTTTATGCTTCTAATAAAATTGGCGCTGTTTCAAATTTTAAAGAAAAAGTATTAGATTTTATGTCTAAAAAATATCCTGAATTCATAAAAAGATCAAAAGGAGGACAGAATATTTTATCCGGCCAAAGAGTTTTTACTCCTTATCGTTTGACAGAAAGAAGCGGACAAGGACAATATTCTTTAGATGTAGGTTTAAAGAAGGATATTAGAAACGTATTAGGAATTCCGGAAAGACCTTTAGCTGGAGAAGGAATGACAATTCCTCGATTACAAAGAAGTTATAATAAAAATCTTCTTAGTCTTATAAAAATAGCTCGAGATAAGAATATTATTCCTAAATCAGTTAATTCTGAAAGTAAATATTTTAGCTATTTAAAAAAAACTCAAATTGACCCTATTAGAAATTTATTTGGTAGAAAATTTAATTTTGGACAAGAACATTTGGGAGGAGTTTCAAGAGCGGTTGTAGTTAATGATGCAAACTCATTAGCAAAAATTACTGCCATAGATCCGGTTGTAAATAGATGGGTTAAAGGTACGCAGTACGATACAAGAATTTCAAGCTTGATGAAGTTAGCCAAACAATCTTCAGGGGAAACAGCTAAAGGTTATCTAGATTCAGTAAATAAATTAATTGCTAAATCTGATAAGAAATTCGGATTAAATCAAACAAAATATAAAATAGTTAAAGATAAAATTATACCTATTCAGGCTAAAGCTTCTTTAGAAGATTCTTTATATAAAAAAGCTCAAAGAGCACTGAAGACTTTTGTTGCAACTAAACGATTTAAAGACCCTAATTTTAAATTATTACCTGAAGCATTAAAAAAGGCTATTAACTTTTTAAAAGGGGGAGATATCCCTCAAAGCAATCAGTTTTTAAAAGCTGCAATTAAACAAGAAGGTGGAGGAAAATTATTTTCTAAAGCTTTTGGTCCACTTCTCTGGGGAGTAATTGGTGATATTTCACTTGAAGAAATGGCTCATGGAAAACCTTCTGGAGAAGCACTTTTGGATGTAGCTTTTTTAGGTAGTTCTTGGCGGAAAGGTAAGAAACGATTAATATCTTCAAAAGAAGAAAATCTAGCTTATGATCGAACTCAGACATTAAATCTGTACGAAAATGCTAAAGAGGGATCTTCTGGAATGAGGTCTAATTTAATGAGCATGGTAACAGGTGCTGCTCAAAATGATCCAGATTTTAAAGGTCAGCCAGGGGGATATATTGAATGGTTGAAATTTAAAGTCAGAGAACCGGATCAAATGGCTTTAGCTGTAGAGAGGGAAAGAAAAACAGAAAAGGCGTTGGAAGTTACAGATGAGCAAAAAGCGGCAGCAGAACATAGATACAAAGCTTGGAGCAATATTCCTCTAGTAAGTGAAATTAAAAGTTTGGTTGATGAGAGTCCAAAGGATGATTGGATATAATGTCTAAAAACCCCACCCTTACTCAAAACATGAAAAATGTAAAATGGAGCCAGATTCCACCTGTCAAATGCCCTGATCCTAGACGCTTGATTAAAGCTTCAAAACAGAGTAAACCATTTAAATTGGAGAAAATACATGGCAACAGTCGATAAGGCTTTACCGAATGTAAAGCAAACAATAAGATTACCTTCTCAACAGGAACAGATGGAGACGGAAACCCAGGCGCAGGAATCGATTCCTAAACCAGGAGACGTTGAAGTCAATCAAATGGAGGACGGCGGCGCTGAGATCACTTTTGAACCCGGTGCAGTCAACCAGCCTGGAGGGCAGGATCATTATGCGAATCTAGCGGATATTCTTCCGGATGCCGTTTTGTCTTCGCTCGGATCGGAAATGTGGTCCAACTACGATGACTACCGCCAGTCAAGAAGACAGTGGGAAGATACCTACACCAAAGGGCTTGATCTTTTGGGATTCCAATACAAAAGCCGGACAGAACCTTTTCAGGGGGCATCGGGTGCAACGCATCCTGTTCTAGCTGAAGCGGTTACACAGTTTCAGGCGGGAGCATACAAAGAACTCCTTCCTGCAGGTGGACCTGTTCGAACACAGATTTTAGGAAAGATAACAAGAGAGAAACAGGATCAGGCGACTCGCGTCAAGGATTTCATGAACTACCAGATTACGAATGTCATGAAAGAGTACGACTCCGAGTTTGACCAGATGCTGTTCTACCTGCCGCTTGCAGGTTCGACTTTCAAGAAAGTTTATTATGACGATTTACTGGGACGGGCAGTATCGAAGTTCGTTCCAGCAGATGACTTAGTGGTTCCGTATTCTGCCACCTCATTGGAAGATGCGGATGCCATTTGTCATGTGCTTAAGATGTCGGAAAATGATTTAAGGAAACAACAGGTTGGAGGATTCTATCGAGATATTGATCTGACCGTTCCTTATAATGTAGAGACCGAGGTCAAAAAGAAAGAAAGGGAACTGGAAGGAACCCGTAAAGGACAGAACGAAAAAATTTTTACACTTATAGAATGCCACGTCAATTTGGATCTGGAAGGATTTGAAGACCGTGGCCAAAATGGCGAACCCACAGGAATCAAAGTCCCGTATATAGTTACCATTGAAGATAGCACGAGAAACGTTTTATCGATTAAACGAAACTATGCCCTTGACGATCAGTTAAAAAAGAAAATTGAATATTTTGTTCATTTTAGATTTTTACCTGGATTAGGATTTTATGGTTTTGGATTAATTCACATGATTGGCGGATTATCAAGAACAGCTACGGCTGCATTGCGTCAACTCATCGATGCTGGTACCCTCTCCAATTTACCAGCAGGATTCAAGATGCGAGGAATTCGTGTACAAAACGATGCCGTATCTTTACAGCCTGGAGAGTTTCGAGATGTCGATGCTCCAGGCGGTAACCTCAAAGATGCTTTTTTCAATTTACCGTATAAAGAACCATCCCAAACATTACTGCAATTAATGAGTATGGTTGTACAGGCGGGACAGAGATTCGCGTCGATCGCTGACATGCAGGTCGGTGATGCGAACCAACAGGCTGCTGTGGGGACGACTGTGGCCCTTTTAGAGCGTGGCTCCAGGGTCATGTCAGCGATCCATAAAAGACTATATGCATCTCTTAAGGAAGAATTTTCTTTGCTTTCCAAAGTTCTTTCTACCTATTTACCTCCGGTGTATCCGTACGATGTAATTGGAGATCAAAAAGAAATTAAGCAAGCTGACTTTGACGAGCGAATCGATATTTTACCGGTTGCGGATCCTAATATTTTTTCACAGACACAACGGATTGCAACAGCACAAACAGAATTACAACTAGCATCATCCAATCCACAGATTCATAATTTATATGAAGCTTACAGAGATATGTATACAGCGATAGGAGTTAAGAATATCGATCAGATATTACCACCTCCTCCGCCGCCAGCTCCAAAGAATCCGGCGATCGAACACATTGATGCATTAGGACAAAAGCCTTTCCAAGCTTTTACAGGTCAAGATCATAGAGCCCATGTAACCGCACATATTGCCTTTATGGCAACTAACATGGCTAGAAACAATCCAATGGTTATTGGAGCCTTAGAAAAAAATATATTTGAACATATTTCTATGATGGCTCAGGAACAAGTTGACATGGAGTTCAGAGATGACATTGCTAAAGTTCAACAGGTCCAGCAAATGATGTCTCAAAATCCTCAACAGCAACCAGATCCTAGAATCCAGCAGGAAGTTCAAAACCTGCAGTTAAAGATTGAAGCGAGAAAAGCTCAACTGATTGCAGAGATGATGGAAGAATTCCTAGCAGAAGAAAAGAAAATTACTTCTCAATTTGATAACGATCCTATTGCTCAACTTAGAGCAAGAGAACTTGATCTTAAAGCTCAAGACAATCAAAGAAAAGAAGAAGACGATAAAAACAGAATCGCGCTTGACCGTATGAAGGCGATGATGAATAAAAATATTCAAGAAGACAAGCTTGAACAAGACGAAGAGCTCGCCCACTTGAGAGCAGATACTTCATTGGAAAAACAAGCGATGTCCAACAGGGCCAAGATGCGATCCGATACTATGAAACGTAGGGACGTTAGAACTTTAAAAGGAGGATAATGCCTTTCCAATCTGAAAAACAAAGAAAATATTTATGGGCCAATGAGCCTGCTATTGCCAAACGTTGGGAAAAATATCCTAAAGGCTATAACACAGGAGGAGTGTCTCATTTGTTTCGTTCTAAATATGACGCAGGAGATTTGGTAAAAAAG